GCTCATAAAGTTCGCTCATATTAGTATCCTGCTACCACGTCTAAGATTTCATGGTCGTCAATTTCGTATTCATAGTCATACGCTACGTTTGCAAGCTGGTCGACGTAAGCTAAAGCGTCCACCAAGTCGTCGTGCGTCAGTGGGTCCGGAAACTGAAACAACTGGTCCAAGAACCTAGCGTTCCACTCGCCTTTGTTCAGCGTTATGTAGCCATTCTCAAATCGCCCCTGAAGTGCCCACATAACTCTGTCAGTCTTCTTTTTGTTACCGTGAGTTAGCTCCTCGACTCTAAAGAATGTCCCGTAGCGTTTCTGTAGGTCCGACAGAGGCGACATCACAGCTTGCTTAGCAATACCTCTTTCGATACCCACACTGACTGGTTCGTAATCTCGTACTGCCTGAAAAATTTTGGCTGCTGTCTCGTCAAGGCTCCATCGCCCGTAAATAATATTGTCAACGTACCAACCATTAGGACTGACCTTGACCACAGCAATTGCGGTGTCGTCAAGCTTTGTATTCTTAGTACGCTTCTTGTTGACTTCTTCAAATCCTGCCAAGTCAACTGCAATGTAATAGTCTCCTACGTCTGGTTCGTCTTCTGAGACTTTAACCCAATCCTCTTTAAACATTTCTGACCCACGAGCTTCAAACGACGCCATAAACTCCTGACGAAACGCATAGCTTGACATAGACTTCTTAGCAATGTCGATTTCACTAGGGTCAAGTAATGGGTTATCATAGGAAGTAAAGTGCCAAGCTTTGTAAGTCTCGTCATCACCCAGTTCAGCATATTTGTATAACTCATAGAAGTGGTTTCTGCCCATAGGCGTACCTATGAACATCGCACAGCCCTTCTGGTCAGCCAGAGCTGGTCGAAGGATCTGCTCAAATACGTCAGGCTTCATGTCTGCGTACTCGTCCAGCACTAGGAACTTCAGCGACACACCACGCATTGTCTCTGGTCTGTCAGCACCTTTGAGGCTGATAGTTGCACCGTTGACCAGCTTAAGTTGCAGGTTGTTGATGTGACTACCGGCAATCACTGGATGCCCCAGTTCCAACAACGTCTGCCACATAATGTCACGAGCCTGACCCTGTGTAGGCGCTACGTAAAACACATGCCCCCTATCGGCTTGCAGAGCGTTTACAATTAGCATCCATGCAGCAAGCCTAGACTTACCTGTACGTCTACCTGCAGCTACAATCTTGAATCTAGTGTCGTCTGTCCAGACTTCTTGCTGCCAAGGTAGTAACTCAATGTTTAAGTCCACTATTTTTCTTTAGTGTTGTATCTTCGACCTTCCCATGTAAAAGTCTTTTGTCCATTACGTTTGGCTCTACGTTGTGCTTCTCTGAATGAGCCTGCTGACTTAGAGTCTTTACGATAAGTAGGGTAGTCAGATGGGTTGACTCTAGAGTCTTTTTTTACTATAGTTTTAGCTTTAGGTGCAACTTTAGCTTTGGGTTTGGTAGTGTTTGATCCGTTGCTCATTTTACCTGCGCCATAACCAACAGCACCTACAGTCCCGGCTGTTCGTCGCATCGTTTCTCTATTAGCTCTTTGGCCTGACACTGCTTTTTTTACTTTAGCTTGACCGGAAGTTGGCTTAGTAACCATGTCTTTACCATGCTTACGTGCTTCGTCTACTGCTTTTTTACCGAACTTTTTAACAGCTTGTGTCACACCTTGTCGTCCAATAAAAGACAAAATTGCTGCAGCTGCGGCTGGAACTGGCATAATGTTTTCCTTACTTATCAATCAAAGTTGTTAAACCCAGCAGCTCTAGGTGCTAAGTCCAGAGTTACTGCAAACTCTACGTCTCCAGCAGAACCTGTCTGACACTTCACATGCTCACCCGCTTGTATTACAAACAGAGGTAGTGACGACTGTCCACCCAAAGTCTCTTTGTTACCACCGTTTACACTGTCAGCATCAAAGAAGTACAGCTGGTCTACACCGCCACTGTTCTCCCACTTCAAAGTGACTGTATTTGAACTACCACCGTGATTAGCTATGAAGATGTAGTAGATGTTCGCTACGTAACCATCAGGGACAGTAAAGAGTGTCTGTTCTGTGTCGGTTGTAACTGTGGTATGTGCTGTGGTTAACATCAGTAGAGCCACATAACGGGTGTAGTACCACGAGTGTCGACGTGTACGAAGTCCTTAGCTATACCAATGCCGTTGAAGCCGATGTGGTTAGCTACGTTGACTATGCGGTGTCTTTCGGCTGCACTGGTGACTCTGATGTCAGCAGCGATACCTTGGGCGTGGGTGCCGGGAACTTCCTTGGCAGCTTCAATAGGATGTTCTGTAGGATGACGGAAGCCACTCGTGATCACAAAAGGAAAACCACAGCCCCCACGCAAACGATCTAACTTCTCTAGGAAGTCCCATTCCATACGGTTGTCACCCGTGACTTGACAATTGAACTCATCTAGAGTAAAATGCTTAAGCTTCATCTACGATTTCCCCTTCGATGACCTCGTTGTCACCCACGTCAACAGTGCCAACACCAGTAATATTGATCTGAATAGCGTTTCTACCCGCGTCTTTCACTACGTCCTTCTCAAAAGCACCCACTGGTAGCATACGGTCCATGATTAACTTCCATGCTGCCGCTTGATTCTTGTGTTCATTGTCCAAAGCAGCATCAAATATCGTCTCTAGGACTTTTTTTGACTTAGGTGAAGCCAACATACGAGCTTTGTACTCGTTGATGATAGCAGCGTCACCCTTTGGTCTACCCACTTGCCCTTTGTTTCCGGGTTTTACAGCGGCTATCTCTGACTTCCGGGGTCTGCCACGACCACGCTTTTTTATTTCTGCGGTCATAACACAAATTGTCCCTGATTACAACTATAGTATAACACAAGTCTACACAAAAGTCAAGCTATTTTTCCATTGTTGCGCCACTTGTAGCAACCGCAAGGCTAATCAATGACTTACAGTCGTTAAAACACGAGGTAATATTCCTAATTTTCACCTATTTTGTGTCTGAGAAGCTACTACATTTGTAAACATAAGTCAACCCCCTCCCCCGGTGTCGATCTTTGGGCGGGTCCATAGGTGCGCCCATGGTTGGCTTGCGTTGTCAAGTGTTGACACGGGGGCCGAACTAGTGTAGCAACACGGGCGGCGCTGCCATGGGTGGTCGATGTTGTCAAGTGTTGACAAGTGTGTGAGCCTATGATGCACCCTTTGAGCCACACCACAAGACACCACAAGACACCACAAGACCAGCCGGGGTCTATACACGTGGCACCTCGCAAGCCATTGATTTTGCTTGAGTTTAAAAAAAGTTTAAATTTTTTTCGTCTAAGGGGTTGACATGGGTCAAGGTCCTGTGATCCAATAGCGTCATGCCTTGAGGTAAAGGCTTGCGGGAGAAACAAGTATCTTTAGGATCGGACCCTTGGTTCGTGAGTTTACCTAAAGACAAGCAAGCAAACACCTCAAGACACCTAAGAAGAGCGCCGTAGCGAGCTGACTAGGCCAAGGGAAACCGGACGCAAGCAAAGCATACTCACTTAGGATAAACACTCAGCGAATGCGCTGGTATGGCTTGAGAATGCCCTTCGGGGTTGGTGTAAGAGTTAGGCGTGTTCAATGCTGAGTGTTAGCCTATGGCAAGCAAGCGGCTTGCTATAGTTTAACACTTAGACAAACGAGGTTAGACGATGATCACATTAATCGTTTTTGTAGCAATAATGGCTGGTTTGGTTTCTTCGGTAGATTACTCCGAAACATGCCGCAAATGGGCACACAAACAAAACCGAAAGGCCAGAAGAAAAAACAGAAGGGTCTAGTATGAAACAGCATCAACATGATTTTACAAAGCTTCGGCACGTTGCGACCAAGTACTATCGAGAGACAAACTGCTGCGGAGTGATTGCAGTAGCAGCAGCAGCACAAGTCGCATTTGGCAAAGCCTATAGAATAATGCAAAAGCTAGGCAGACCAGACCGCAAGGGTACACCGCATCATGTATACGAGCAAGCACTACGACAGCTTGGTTACAGAATAGTGCCTTGTGATATACCAATGGGCAAGACGCTGGTCACAGCTAAGCGGAAGTGTCCAAAGCGTGGAACATTTTTAATCTTGACCCATAGACATATCACTTGCATCCGTGATGGTGAGATGGTAGACTGGGCAGCAGACACTAACAGCAGAAAGCGCATCATATGGGTGCGCGAAGTAATCAAAGACAATCTTAAGGAGAATTAAAACCATGAACTCAGCAACGCAAACTGTAATAATGCACATTAGCAACGATCAGGGCTATTATAACGACGTTCAAGAGATTTTTGAGCGTTGCGGTGATTCCTATGACACCTGCATCGAACTCAAAGAGATGGTGGATAACATCATGTTTCCAGAAGCTGACATTCAGGCGCAGAATATGGACTTGTTTTTCCGTCAAGATATTATCATGGACGCGCTGAGCCAAGTTAATTGGCGCGAAGTTTACGAAGCATTAGCGGAGGCAATTTAATGTTTAGCGAAGAAGCTATCAAGCTGGGTAGAATTCAGGTAGAGTTTCAGGCATTGTATGACACAAAAGAAATGCGTGAACGATTGACAAGGAGAGAGCGCACTCAGGAATTGCTCAGAATCTGTACGCGTGAAAACGTACCATTTAAAAGTTTTGAGTACTTAGAGCGGGTTCTGATAACGATAAAAGAGGAGACAGCATAATGACATTTGAATTCGAGAGCACTACCTACAAAATACCAGCGTTCGCACTACCGGCGCTGGTCAATGGTGACTACACCGGAATAATGGATGATGACGAAGCATTCGTTGACAATCTCTGCGAATGGCTAAACGAGCAATATGGTGCAGGTAATTGGCACATTGGCGAAGTAGGTGAGCAGTACTTTGGCAGGGCTGATTTTGACAATTTGTCAGGCGATATCTGCGACGTTGAAATAGTGTACAAAATGGTGGAGATGGAAGCATGATGTTTTTAACTATAGGAGTGTTTTTGTTTGTTGTTGTTCACTTGTTCATTATGGCCAAGGAACAATTTAAGGATCTATAAATTCACCTCATTAAGGGAAACAGCTTAGCATGAAAATGATTGAACCAAAACGAGAAGACATACTCAAAGCATGGGAAGTAATGTATAAACTACAGCATGACGGTAGACGCTCTCACGCTGACGTTGACAAGCTGCAGCAAGCTATGCGAATATTAGACCGAGAACAAAACAGGAGGTTAAACCATGATCGGATATGACCATGAATTCTACAGCGGATATACTGGCGATGAATACAGCTTTCACCTAAACCATGACGGTGATGATTATGTGTTTGAGAATCTAGAGATCAACGGCGTCCCGAAGCATAACGAAGACGTGACCAACCGTGAGTATCTGGACATGCTGCAGTGTTTAGATGATCACAAGTGGCTGTGGGCTGACGAAGACACAGCGAGGCGCAGACGATGAACTACTTTTATATTGAGGAATGCCCTACTCAGGCAGCTAGGGCGCTATGTGATAAGCACGTAGTTAAGATGATCCTAGAGACTGCTCAAATGCTGAGTACGGCTCACAGGCTCACAGAGTCCACACAAGCGGATTTTGTGTACAAGCCTACCCATGC